CTTCTACTTGTGGGATCCATGAATCTTTATCTTCTTCATGTTGTCCATTTCTTAATAATGTTATAGGATCACCATTTGCTCCAGCATTAGACCAAGGATTAGGTACTATACTACCAGATACTGTAGATCCAAATCTAATTGATTGACCCCATCTACCTTCATGTATAATATCTCCTTCATAAGGTTGTAAATTCCTTACATCTATTCTTTCATTAAAAGTATCTCCTAAATTTATTTCCGTACTTCCATCTGTAACTCTTCTTACTGTTCCTCCTTCAATTTGTTGATAATCTCTGGTTTGTGCTCCTGTAGTACCTCTATTAATAGCATCAATAGGATCGGGAATAGCATTATGATGAACACTACCCCATATATTAATAGATTGGAAATAATAATTAACCATACTATTTACATTAGATTGTACATTACTGCTAGGTAAATTTATAATATATACTATTTCATTTTCTACGGGTACTTGTGATAAGTTAGGAAATAAAGGAAGAGCAAATGAATTTGAATCAAATGAAGGATCTGAGTTTGGTTTATTTATTGAGTTGAAAAAAATGCCCCCAAGACATTTATATTCTCCAAACTGTTTAAATACTTCAGGATTTGATTCTCCTTCAAGCATTGCCTTTATAACTCTAGCAGGAAATATTCCACCCCCCATATTAGACATAGGTTGGGAATTATTATTTTTTCCCCCAAAAATACGTAATTTAGGCATTAATCTTCTTTTTTACTTTGTATTTTTTCCATTTCAGCAAGTAATTCTTCTTTTTCTGCTTCAGTAATACCTAAAGCATCCTCACCCGAACTATTATTAACTACTCTTTGTATAATAGTAGCCATTTTAATTAAAGCATCATCATTTTTTACTCCTATTTCCATATATTCCTTAATTAAAGGTACTATAAGAGTTGCATCACCTATTTCTTGTACTAAAGGTTTCAATTCAGAAATTAAAGCTGTTACTTGTTCTGATTTTTTCTTTTGGTTATTATAAATTTCTTCTAAAATATCAGAAAATTTTTTATCCCCAAATACTATTGAATCTAGTTGGCTCATAATTTTTGGTTATAAATATAAAAAATTTAAATTTTTGAGGAAGGGTAATATCCTTGATCTAAGTAAAATAGATATTTTTTCTTAAAAATACCATATAAAACATTAGCAATTTTAGTAATTTTTGGTGTTTTAACATCAATCATTTCTCTAATATAGATATAAAGTGCTTTTTTATTAAACACATCTATTGCATCTCTTTTTCTAAATAATTCTAATATAGCGTCTGCTATTTTAGCATCATTACCCTTAGGAAATATTTCATATATTCTTTCTGTACATTCACTAACATATTCATCTATAAAAATAGATAATTTATCTTCATACTTATATCCTTGATTTGATAACTCATCGCCTTCAAACTCACCTTGAGTTACTTTATCAATATTATCTTCCATTTTTTGAGATGAAATAAATCCTGGTTCTGACGAGTCTAAATTAGAATAATTTGCTAAATCTGTTATTTGAATATTTTTAATTTTTTTACCATAGTTTTTAGTATTATATACTATTAACCATCTTTTAACTATAGTACCAAAATATGAATATGCTTTAGCTCCATTTTCAGGATTAAATAAATGAATTTTTGATAATAAAAATACCATTAATTCATGTTGTAAATGTTCTAAATTTTCTACCTCTGTATAATAAAATTTAAATGTATGGATTATATTTTGTGTAAGCTTATAAAAAGGATAGTGAATGTAATCTTGGTATATATCACTTCGTTCATCAGCATCTTTAATAGGGTCTAAACTATTATATCTTACTATTGCTGCTTCTGTTTCTTTTGAAAAATATACTCTCCCTTTTCTCTCCCTTTTATTTTTCTCAATTATATGGTCCATTTATTCTTAGATTTTTTTAATATTAAAATCATTAAGAACCTCTTGTATTTGTTTAATTGTTTTGAAGAAAAATCCTATTTCATCGTCACCTTCAAATGAACCCTTAATGTCTACTTTTTTAATTTTTTCATCCGAAACCTCGATTACTCTAGATATATTATCTAAATATTTAAGATACCCTAATAGAATATCTTCTTGTTTTTCATTTTTGCGTAATAGATTAATAGTCGTAAATCCTAGGACTACGACTATTATTGATAGTATTACTATTGTTATTATCATAATTTATCAAATAAATTTTTAAGTCCTTCACTCTTTATAGTATTTAAGGCTTTAGACTTAGTACTAGATTTTTTATTTGAATTCAATGTATAATTCTTTTTTGGTTCATCCACACTGTTTTCAAATGTGTGTAACCATTCTTTTTCAAATTCAATTCTAGCAGCCATTAAATCGGCATGATGTATAATATAAATTAAAGAAGTTCTTGGTTTTGTTTCAACCATAAAACTTTTAAAATATGATTCATTTGCTGGGTCGTATAAACCATCATGTAGTTTAATTGCTAAATGTTCATTATAAGTTAGTTTAATACCGGCTTGTGTTAATAGAAAAACAGATCTATCTGGGACTGACATGTATGCTATCTTTTTATTAAATTGGTACATTTCACCCATATTTTTCTTTCTCCATTCATCTTTAGAAGGTATATGAGCATATTCATTCCCATCACCCATTTTACCTAAATCATGATTAATAGCAGCAAATACTAATTCTTCAATAGTATATGTAGTAGTGTCTGCTCCCATTTTTTCCCATATATTATGTAACTCTAAAGCACATTTTATTACACGATTAACGTGATCAATATATCCTCCAGGAAATGCATTATGGTATGCTTTTTTATGTGAAGCAGGCATTAATATTAATTCTTCCTGATGTTGACTATAAAATTTTAATAATTGATCTTTTCTATCACCTGTAATATATTTATTAATATATCCTTGAAATACTTCCCAATTTGATGATATTTTTTCTGCTGGTATACTCATAACTTTTATTTATTTATTATCCATTTCTTAATACTGCGTGTTCTCTTTCTAACTGAGATTCTAAATCTCTAAGTATGTCTTCTGTCTCTTCTACTTTTTTGATATAATCTTCGACTGGTTGTTGTGTTTTTACAATTAGTTTTAGATTAGTTAAATTGCCCTGGATTTTATTTGTAAGACGGACAATTGTTTCTGGATTGCGTAATGCCATATTATATTTATTTATGTTAATGTTATAGTACCTCTTGTACCCCCTTTATCTCTATACCCTTATTCTCTCATTTCTTTAAATCCCTGTATATTGAATTTAATAAAGAATCTTTAAGTATCCAAGTTATTTTAATAATTTAATTGATTTCTTTTTTATTTTTAGTAAATGTGCACATCTTTCATATAATTCATCTTTTTGAAAAAAATCAATCCCCATATCAAGGGTATTATGAAATTCAACGTCAGAATAATGTTTAATGGCGTCTATATAACCTTTATCTTTTAGGTTTACGTTAGTAATATATGACCAAGCTCTATTAAATACAACGTATTCTCCTGCTTCTTTAATATCATTAACATCAAATTCTTGGTTTGATTGTTTGAAAAAATTAAGGACTTTCGTGTTAAAGTTTAAATGATTTAAAATTAGTTTCTTATACATTCCTACATGGAATATAGGTTTTGTTTTTAATTCATCTAAATTAGTAGCAGTTTTAGTACCATCAAGTTCTTCACCTGGTACAAATAACCCAAATATGTTAGTCATATCAATCATCTTACTATACATATTCTTAATATTCATTTTTTATATATTTAGGTTAATATTTGTGGAGAATATCGGAGTCGAACCGATGACCTCCTGCGTGCAAGGCAGGCGCTCTAGCCAGCTGAGCTAATTCCCCTTTTATTTATTGTTCAGATTTATTATTATAATATTGAATTTCTGATTCAATCATTTCATTATATAGTTTTTGTTTATCTTCATCTGATAAACTATCCCACCATTCATCATGTAATTTATTTAGTTCTTCCATTGTAACAGGTTCACTACTTTTTTTAAAATTATCATCCATATTATTTATTTTTATCATTATTAATTTCTACTGGTACTTCTTTTCCATCAACTGTAGCAGTAAATTGAGGTTTTTGTTCTTTATTTACCTGATCTTTAACTTCTTGGTATATAGCATATGCAAATCCATTAGGAAATTGTCTTTTACATTCTTCCCTACCTAAAGTTTTATAAATTTTCTGTAAGTTTTTTACTGTTCCTAAACGTTCTTTATAATTTTCATATGATTCACCTTTTAACCTTGCATTACTTAAACTTATACCATACCATAAATCATCTTTTCCATTTTCTTTCATTAATTGAAGATTTTCCTCTGCTTTTTTATCAAGATACTCTTGAGTTCTAGGATCATCTTTTCTAAAAGTTAATGCTTCTTCACCATGTGTTATTAAAACATCAACGTTTTCTTTATATTCTGGTTTTTTATTTTCACTCATTTTTAATTAATTTTATTATAATTATACTTCTCTTTTATCTCCATGTACTATCTTAACTGTTGGAAATCTTAATGATATTCCACCTTTATCGTTAGTAGTTTCTTCAAAATATTGAACAGTAATAATTTTACCTACAATTGAACCATCCATGTATTGTAATCTTTGATCATGTGTCCATCCACTACCAACTTTTACTTTATGTCCTTTATGTTCAATCCATACTTGAGATAACATTTCAATAGTTTCTGATCTACCATTTCTAACTACCTCAGCTGTATCTGTATCATAATCAATTACTTCATATTCAGCATCATGGAATTTTTTTACTTTAACTAGATTTTTACTACGTTTACCTTCATAACCTACATTTTTACGTAACATAAATCCTTCCCAACCTTTTTCAGCTGATAATTTATTCCATGTTTCAAAGTGGTCATTATCGTTTATTTGGACTTGATCTACATATTGTAATGTTTGAGCACATGTAAATCTACCACCTTGCCAAGCTCTTAAAGCACGTAATCTTTCAGTTAATGGTGTACTACCTTTACCAGCATCAAATTCTGATTTATGTATCATATCAAATATCATAAATCTAGGATTTTCAATTTGGTGATCTTTACGTCTAAGTTCTTTCATTACACCTTGAAAATCTTCATTTCCATTTTCATCTAATAAACAAATCTCACCATCAAATACATGGTTAATAATACCTGTGTTTTCAATAGCTTCCTTTACTCTATTTAGTGTAGTTAATTCTTTACCCATTCTAGAATATAATGTACAAACTCTATTTTCATCAACCACGGCTAAACATCTAACTCCATCAAGTTTTCTTGAAGCATACCATCTATCATCCCAATCACATTTACC